AGTCTAAATCTTAATTCATATGGATTAGACATATTGTCCTTTCTCTGTGTGTGTTTGTGTGTGTAATGGATTGTTTCTGTTCCGAGGCACAATCCCCAAGCCCGTCAGCAATTAAGCGGCTAATGCCACCTGTGCTGGATAATAATCGTTATTATTTGCGATTAAATTAAATGACATTTTACATCTGTCAAGATGGTCTCCTCTGCATAATCACATCCAATCGAATTCTATTACAGCCCCATCAAAGAATTACATGCTATAATTAAGATAAAACCATGCTATACCCATTCCCAATAATGTCAGAGTAAAAAACCATGTTAATACTTTATCCATATAATCCTTTGGTGGAGCTGATCGGAATCGCACCGATGTCTTAAATGCTACTCTACAGTATCATCAACTAAAACTATTTAGACAAATCTTGTGTCACATCTTTAATTTTTTCTATTTGTTTCATAATAATTTGTTCACGTTTTGGCCAATAAATATAGTCTTTTTCTGGGTTTTTCATAAGATTATATAAAATAGGTAAAATTAATTCTTCTACTTTACCCATATCTTCTACATATTTTTCTTCTAGATAATCTTTTTTATAACCTATTTCTTTTATAGCAGAATCTATTTTCTTTTCCAATGCTGAAAAATCTTTTGATTTTGCTTCTACTTGTTCAATCTTTTTTTCTACTTCTGTAGTTTTTGCTTTATATTCTTCATCATCTACTGCGGAAAAACCGAAGTCAAAATTAGCATATTCTTCAGGTATTTGTGCCATGCTCGTATCCGTATTTGCAAATCCAATAAGAGTCAACTATATCTGAAATGGGATTTTTATCACACTTTGTTTGAAATTCTTTTGCAAGTTCTCTCTGTGTGTCAGACACAAAAGAATCATACATTAATTCTTTATTTGCGTTTCCCTTATCGGATGCGTATTTTTTGATTACTGTGGGAGGTATCATTTCATACCTCAATTTACAGTTGATTAAAGTATATTTTAAAATTGCCATATTTTCCGCAATTTGTAAAACTCTTTGTCCACTTGCGGAGTAGGCGTAATTTTCAATATAGACTATTTTGGGTCTTTTAGTGAATTGTATAATACATTCTATTACCCAAGAAGATAATCCCGTATATCTTTCCATCTCTGTATTATATTTAGGATATTTTGTAATTTCAATATTTTTTAAAGGACCCCATCTATCAAGTTGTCTATCATTTTTTGCTAAACAATAATGTTTAATATTTTCATATTTCCACTCACCATGGCATTCTGTTATTGCTGGACTTGTTAATGAATAATCTATTCCCACATGAAAATCATCTATCCCAGTTATCATCATCTTCTTCTTCTGATAATTCTATCATTTCTCCACAATAAGAACACCATTGTACTCGTTCACTTTCATCATCATGAACTATAACTTCATACATTTTAGAGCAAAATGTACATTCAATTTTTTCAATTATTTCCATTTTTGACTAATTCTTCCTCTAATTCTTCTACAGTCAGAAAAACTTTACCTTCCAAAAAAATTTGAGGAACCTTTTTACTTCCTGTAACGGTCAATATTTTACCAAACAGCCTCTTATCTGCTTGAATGAACATGTATTGTATTTTGTGTTTATCTAATAAAGACTTTGCTTTGTCACACATTGCACATTCACGAAAAGTAAAATGTCCAACAACATAATTTCCTTTATTAAAATCTATTTCATATTTTAACATTATAAATCCACTACTTCGCATCCACCATCAGCGGCACAGGCCAATTCCTGTGATCCAGAGGTGAAATCTTTTTCTTCATATGAAGATAATAAAGTCCAATCAACATTTTTAGGCATTGCTTTTAACGATTCTATATACTCTTCCCGTGTACAATCTTGATAAGGAGCCTGTCTGTATGTATGTTCAGAAAAAGGCAGAAAAGATATACCGCTAATATTATCAAAATTGTTCCATACCCAATTTCCCATTTCAACCCATTCTGGTTCTTTAACGGAAATAGTAACAGATGGTTTGTGTTCACACCAATGTTCTTGATATGTAGACCAAAGATTTAATTGTTCTATTGCAGTTATATCAGTTCTACATATTGCATTTTTTGGACTCTTCACAGGAAATGAAAATACCGTTGTATGTTTGGGTTTCATTACATCTGGTTCATTTGGAAAGTTTGCATCTTTCATAAATTTACAAAGGGGGTCTTTATTATCCGCACGAACCGTTCTAATATAATATGGATTATGACGAGCATGTATACCACTAGCACTATCAACCAACTGGCTAACTGTACCAGAAGGTTTAACACAGGTGATAGCCGCCGATTGTGATATTCCGAGTTTTTCTGAGAATTCTTTGTTTGTTTTGATTGCAACATTTTTTAAATCATTTAAAAGTTGTTCTAAATTTCCTTTTTTTCCGTTTGTTAAAGAATTATCCATTATTCCTGTAAGGGAGACGCCCAAAAGCCGCTCTTCATCACAATTCTTTTTCCATTCTCTTGAGAGATATTTGAAACTGGTAAGGGTCGATTGAAATGTTCCAAGGATAGTTGCAGTTCGAACTTTTTCTTCCAAAGATTTGGAATCGTCCCCTCCTCTGACCACGACTTCTGAAAGGTTGCAGAATTCTCTGCTTCTAAGTATAATCTCGCTACACGGATTGGTACCAAAATCGTTTTTTGGTTCTCTTCTGATTTCTTCTTCACTATTTAACCTTTCTACTTGTTGTTTAGCCGCTAAACTATTATAAATTCCTCGTTCTCCAGATTTTGAATCATAAAGAGACAACCATTCTCTCATAAAAGTACCAACATCTGGTTTTTCTTTATAATTTACAGAATTATTAGCAAGGGATCTTTGCGGTTGTGTTTCCCACCACTTTCCCGACTTTGCATGTCTCATTGTTTCATCATTAAGATTAGATAAACTAATAAGTGCTGATCTACGAACACCCCCTACAACAACTATTTCTGCAATTTTACATACGATATCATGAGCTTCAACAGATTTCAATTTTCTTCCAGAAGCATCTTGAAACGTATTTATAGTAAATAGAAAAAGGTCTTCTAATGGTTCTGGTCCCGATGCTCTTCCTCCAAATGTTTTAAGAGGAGATCCCGCAGGTCTTATTTTAGATAAATCCCATTTTGGAATTTGTCCTTGCCAAACTAATGAAAGTAATTCTTTATATGATTTTGCCCACCCCAGTTTTGAATCTGCTACAACAATTGTAGTATCCGTTTCATAAAATTCTTCTGCTACTACTGGAAGCTGATTAACATATTCCTCTTCCACAGAAAATCCCACACCTGTTCCATTCATTAAAACATATAAAATTTCATCAAATGAACGTGGATCATCTATTTTAACATAGGAACAATTATAACCTGCTATATTTTCTTTTTTGAGTGCTTCTCCAGCGGTCATTAAACATCTCATTGATGGCATTACCTCACAATTTGTAATTGCTTCACGTAAATCTGCCTCTAAACCATTATCAAGAATAAAATTATGTTTAGCCTCTAAATGTTCTTTAAAAAAATTCAAATATCTATTAACAGTTTCTTCCCAGGTTTCCCGTCTTTTAAGATCATAGTCCCATCTTGCGTATCTTGATAAATGTATAAATGATTGATATTCAGTAGGCAGAGGCATTATTCAACTCCTTTCAGTTTTAATAAAAATTCTTTTGATTCTCGTTCAGATAAACCATACTTAGACATAATCCAACTACCGTTCAAATTATCTTTTATAATTTTCATTTCTTTTTGCGAAAAAATTACAGAATTGAAAACATAATCTTCAAATGCTTCGCAACATATGGGAAATTTTGGTTCTACTAATCCATACATTGCTTCTGCATAATCTCTTGTTTCTTGTTGTGTATGAGAATCCATTCTCAAATTACAGAATTTAAAAAAATTATTCAAATCTATTTTCCAAATACATTCTGTATAATTTGAAACTGGTAAAATTGCTCTTGCTAATTCTCTTGCAATTCCTTTAAACCCGTCATAAAATCCATCTAAATCGTTGGGTTCTGAAATTTGCCTGTAACAACTTTTTGCATGTTCATTAACATCATACATTCGTCCAAGGACAAGCTGTTTATTGTCTTCATCTATTTCTTTTCCTCGACCTTGATTATTTTGTTCTGATTGTTCGTGTACATCTTTTTCCGCAGGCAAATAAAAATCATCACTCATAATAGAATAACGGCCTGAATATTCATTTATATTAGCAGTTCTGTGTCTAACAATTTGTCTCATCACAAATATTGGTAGCTTTAAATGAAACTTCACTTCACACATCTCAAATGGTGATGTGTGATTATGTCTCATTAAATATCGAATTAGGTTTCTTGTCTGTGAAACTTTTCGTGTTCCAGTTCCGTAACTAATTCTTGCGGCATTTTCAACTTCTTCATCATTACCCATCACTTCTAATAATTTAACAAAACCGTGCTTATGCACTTGTTTTTCACTTATCATAATTTAAATTCCAATAATTTTGTTTTTGCAGTTAATCCTTGATAGGTATTATGCTCAATAATATTCATAACATCTACATTATTTAAAATCATATCATTAATGTCTTTATGTGTCACATGTCTAGGCCAAATAACTATCTTATGGTTATTTGCAATAATTTTGTCCATTTGTCTAACGATTTCTTTATTTCTTTTTTCATTATCATAAATGAACACTACATCAATATTCTCAAACATTTTTCTATATGCAGATAAATCAGCACCGGCCATAGCAAGAGAATTTTCTACAAATAAAGAATCTATTGGACCTTCGACTATATATGTCGTTTTATTTTCGTCCCATGTATTCATCCCAAAAATTTTAGGAGCATTCTCTTTAACTTTTATCGTAATATATCTTAGTTTGGATTTTCCCCTCAATGATCTTCCCTGAGCGGCAATCATATTATAATCTTTATCAAAAAAAGGTATAACTAATCTAGGATCATCTTCTATTAATTCATAATTTATGTCAAGATTTAAACTTTCAACCCATTTTTTAAAATCTTGTGCGAAATAAAGATACTTGTATTTAGTGACTTCAATATTTCTAGATTTTACATACTGTTTACAAAAATGTTCATCTTCCAAATCTTTCACAGAAGGAATATTTAAATCTATTTTTTGAAATTTTGGAGTCTCAAATTTAAATTCTGGCTCTTGATAATTACTAAATTTGTTATCTCCAGCTTTATATCTTTCCATAATATATTCAGAATGTAATCTAACATCTAATTCTTTTAAAAAATTTGAAAAAGATTTTCCCACTCCACAATTATGACATTTATAAAAAAGATCATTGTCTTTTCTATGAACGTATCCTCTGGCTTTTGTTGATTTTTTTTGAGAATCGCCACAGATAGGACATCGAAAATTCCAAAGATATTCTCTTTTTTGCTTAAAAATAGGAAGACGATTAGATAGGAGATTCAAATATTTTACATCAATATAAATGGACATAATACCCGAAGGAATTAAAGTTTTATTAAAATTATATCAGATTTAATTAGGAAAGTCAATCACCAAGAAGCTAATAATAATATTTTTTGAATTGATTCATCGGATACATTTAAATTATAAGCATAATCATAAATTGGGGACAAGTCTTTAACTTTATTTTTATTTTTTATAGACACTACTAATTTATGAACTTTTTGTTCATTTTCATTCAGTTTCATTTTCCCAATTTCTTTCGAATTTAGCAGTTTTTATCAAATCTGGATTTGTAAGTTGTTCACTTTGCTGTGTTACGATGAAAGGATGACCAGGAGATAAACTGGCTATTTGTTCTGATAATTTGGAGATTAGTTCGCTATTTTGATCAACCGCTTTTACTATGTGTTTTACATCAGTTCTTACTATAGCAATATCTTCTTTTAATTCTATAATATTAACAAGACTCCATCCCACTAAAGCTATAGTGGCGGCACCTATTGGGCGATAAAATATTTTTTCCACCGTATTGCGATCCATTTTACCTTTTAGAAGTTATCATGTGTTAACAATTGCGCCTGATGTGTCTCTAATGGTCAAAGCAAAATTTGCACCATCAGAATTATAAACCTTTGCAGAAAAAGTTGCATCACCATTGGAATGACAAGTTTGGACTGTATTTACTCCTGAATTATTATTTGTTTTTACAACCAGTTCTCCTTTATCATCGGCAGAAGTTCCTTCATGATCAACAACTATTTCTCCTAATTTGTGCATAGCAGTTGTTGTTATGATTGTAGTTATATCCCAATATTCGGTGTTCGTATGTCCAGTTGTTGCACCAAATGTGAGAGTTATACCACTATTTAATTCGACAGCACCCGCTATAATAGCAACACCAGTCGCTTCCCAAGTAGATCCTCCATCATCTGACCAAGTATACGTATCAGTACCACCAGCCGCATCAATTTTTACTCGATAAGTTGTAACAGTGGATCCATTATAAGCTCCACCAAATGTAAGGTCATTTAATCCACTTCCAGTAAATGTAGTTGAACCAAAGCCTTTGAAGAAATCATTAGCAGAATCTTCACCATCAGACCAACCTTGAAACGCAATATTTGTTAATCTAGCGGCAGTTCCATCACCTTCTGTATGATTTTGTATTGTAAGTGTGTCTCTTGCAATCATATTTACTTTACTCCTACATTAAATATTGATTTAAAAGTTTCATCAATATTCTGTTTTTTCTTCTTATCTTCTTTAAATTGCTTTAAAAGATAATTCAAATTTCCTTGTTTTTCTTCTGCACGTAACTGTTTTTTGCTCTTAGGTTCTTCTTTCAATTTCAACATTCTAATAATAGAAGAAACAGTTTCAGCATCATTATCTATATTCCTCTTTGATAATTCTTCTTTTACACTCTTTGCGATCTTATGAGTAATATTGTATTTTTCTACAAGATCATCAATATCTTCTTGATGAGTTACTTGTTCTCTAAATGTTGTGAAATCTAGCATTTTTACGTCCGTATTTAAGATAAATCATTGAACCAGTTAACTCATCTTGTAAAACAATAGGTTTACTTGGATTAGCTCTTCCATATTGTCTGATAGCTTCTCCTGTTTCATCATTACCTACATACTGTTCATATTTAGCATAACGGCGTTTCCCATATCTTGCTCTCATAAAAATTTCTGGTTTAACAACAAAAACTTCTGATCCAGCAAATTTACTTCCTTTTTTTATTTTCTTCTTCTTAATTCCTGGTTCTGCTTGTCCCGGAACAGAAGGATTTTCTACACCAATTCCTGCAATATTACCACCGCCAGCGGCTAATCCATCTTCGTTCAATTCTTCGTACATTTCAAGTTCAACTTCTTCTATTAACTGGATTACTTCTTTTTTATTATATTTACACTCTTGTAAAAATAATGCATATTCTTTTTCTAAAAATGTTTGATCATAATACAATTTTGCGTTTTTATTTTCTTCTTTCATTAAAAATAATGCCGCCGCAAAAGTACCGAATTTAGAGGACCCCCCAGGAACTTTTGCTAAAACTTTTTTTAAATTAAAAACCAATGTATCTGATAATGTATATGCTTCTTTTTCTTCTTTAGTTTTTAACTTACTTCTTTTTTTAAGAACTTTTCCGTTTTCATCTATTATTCCCAACTCAAAGGCTTTTGTGCTTTTAAAAGGAGTTGCAAGTCTTTTAATAAATGAATAAACAAAATATATGTTACCTGCGGCTGATGCTAGTCCCATCTGGTATTATCTCTCTTAATCTATTTGCAATTTCTAAATTTACTCTTATATTACTACTAATAACTTTTTCACCGTTTATGCTAGATATTTGATCAGGCATGTAATCTAAAAATATCAAAAAAGTTTTTAAATAGGTCCAATATTTTTGTGATATTTTCAAAAATAATATTCTTGATAAAACTTCAATAGGAAAAACGTTTCCTAATGTTATTAAGTGGTTTAAAATCAATCTTTCTTTTAATTCACCACCCAAATGATATCTATTTAATAATCTTTTTAAATATTTTATAATTTTTAAATCATCATGAAAATCTTGTTCACTTAAACATTGAGGATTTTCATAATATTTCATTGCATATAAGATAAAATTATCTTTATTCAAGTCTTCAAACACTATCTCTCTTTCAATTTGCTAACTCTTCATTTTCATTTTCACCTTCAGGAGTTAAAAAATAAGTACAAGTTTGAATAGCTCCTTCAATCATAGTAAGATGATTTCTCAACGCAGTTAATTCTGTTTCAAACTGATTTATTTTTTGTATTGTCGTTCCTCTATCATTATTTAATTTTTCAAATTCAATCTCTATCTTTTCACGCATAATATTATCATTCCTTTTTTTATTATCTCTGTGCAATGATGTATATTCTTTTTCTAAAACAGTTTCATTTTTTTTAATTTTTTTCATAATATTATCAAATCTCTTCTATAAATTTTTCTCCTGTAAGTTCTTCTAATTTCTTTATCATACGTTCCATATTAACACGTACAACTTTTCCAGTTTTAACATTTCTGGATAAAAATTCCCATTCCCCGTCTTCATTATGGGGACCAAGTTTTGTTTCGTTTCCACCCTCATCCATTGTATATATGTGTGATTCAGCAGAGTCATCTTTTGCATACAAATATGCTTGATCTGCTCCTTGAGCAGTTGGTGCGGTTCCATTTTTAATAGCAAGAATACCTGCCGCTGATCCAGTCATAGTAGAATTACTAACTGCACCATTAAGTGCTAGATCAGATGAACCGTATATTATCTCCCCAAACCATGCCGCTTTTGCAACACCTAAACCACCAGCAGTTTTTAGTGATCCTGTTGTAGTAGATGTAGCATTAGTTGTTGATGAAACATTAATTGTAGTTGCTCTTACACTATCACTAAAAATAAATCCTGCAGTTGAATTGTGAGTTAATTTTGCTTCTTCAGCAAGTTCTAAATCAATTCTACCGCCTTCAGTTCCGCTTCCTGCCGCAGTTCCATCTTCTTGTAAAAGAAAACCAGTTGTGCTTGCAGTATCCATAATTTTAAACTGACTACCAAATACAAGAGAACAATCATTTGATACAAAAACATCACCATCAGTTCGAATTTTTTCACTACTCTCAATTTGTGTATTTGAGATAAATTGATCCGTAAGTGCTTTTAAACTAAGTTTATTACCAGAAGTACCAGAATATAATGTAAAGTTTTTTCCTGAACCATCAACACCAAGCGTTGTAATTCCTGACATAACAACATTAGATTTAACATTCATTAATGTTCCATCTATTGTTGCTCCTGCTCCTGTTATACTTAAATTAGCACTACTAAGATTTGTATTTGCACCAGATATTGTAAGATTTGAAGTAATTGCAGTAGTAGTACCTGCTATAGTAGAATTTGATGCAACATTAAAAACTGCTGAATCTATTTCCACATTTGCGGTAGCAGTAAGTGTAATAAGATCATCAGAAGCAAGTTCTAACTCTCCATCTGCAGGAGAATTGACCTCTAAAGTCGCATCTCTAAATGTTAATGATTTATCTGTTCCAATTGAAACATTGTCCGAAAATACACCAAATGCGGCACCCACGTTTCCTGTAGCCGTTACTGTACCAGCAACAACAACATTTCCTGTTGCTGTAATATCATCAATATAAGCATTTGAAAATCGATGTGTAGTATTTCCTAAATCATAAGACGAATCTACATTTGGAATAAGATCAGAACCAACATCTGCTTCAAAAACAACTGTATCTGTATCAGCATCACCAAAAGTAAGTGTTCCGCCTTCAGCAGTAATATTTCCATTTGCATGAATATTTCCATGTACCTGTAAATTTTCACCAATTGTTGCACTTTTAAGAATACCTACACCACCTGCTACTGTCAAAGCACCAGTTGTATTACTTGAAGAATCTATTACTGAAGTTAATGCTACATTAGCAGTTGCGGAAACATTAGATGTAATATTCATTAATGTTCCATCTATTGTTGCTCCTGCTCCTGTTATACTTAAATTAGCACTTGTAATATGAGTATTTGTTCCAGACAAACCAATATTAGCAGAAACCGATACATCTCCGCCCGCAAATGTACTATTGCTTGTGAAATAAGCATTGTCTCCTGCTATTGAAACGTTATCACCACTAAATGTAGTATTTGATGCTATTGCGGTATTTGTACCATTAATGTATACATTGTCACCATTAAAAGTTGCATTTGCTGTAACAGTTGAGGTTGTCCCACCAATCGTAGAATTTGCTTGGGTAGTGTGCAATCCACTAAATGTAGTATTTGATGCTATTGCAGTATTTGTACCATTAATGTATACATTGGCACCACTAAAAGTTGCATTTGATGTAACTGTAGTATTTTCACCAGCAATTATAGTATTACTTTTTATGTGAACATTTGCACCCGTAAACACAACATTTGATGATGCATTAGTATTTGCGGCGAGTAACAAATTAGAAGAAGTATCACCAGAAATTATTCCCACATATGCATTTTTCCAACCAAAAGTTGTATTACCCAAGTCATGCGTAGCATTTGTTCCTGGTTGTACATTAGAATGTATGGCGGTCATTGTAGCAACATTTATAGTTGCATTAGCATTTACTGTCAAATCTGTATCAATTTTAATACTGTCATTAACTGCAACACCGCCTTTAAAAATAACAGAAGCATTGGTTGAACTACCCAATGCTTTAGTGTTAGCAAACACTATTTCGGGTTCAACATTTGAAAAAAATTGTGTTAATGTTACTTTTTTGTTTGATGGGGTTCCTGCAGGATCATCTACGACCAGTAATAAATCTTCTCTAGCCGCAGATGATAACGAAGGCAGTCCCGAAATGCGTTTGTCTGCCATTTGTTGTACCTTTTATTAGCTAAGATATCCATTAGCGGTTGCTAACAACCAGTATTCAGTTCCATTTACTTTCATTCGCAATCTAGCATTAGATGCCATATCTGCAGTAGAAGTTGCAAACATAATAAGATTTGAATCTCTTGCTGTTGTATTAGCGGCGGCCGAAGCGGCGATATATCCATCAGTATTACCTGAGGCCGCACCTTCTCCAGATCCAAGTTCAACAAAATAGTGAACAGCTTGGGCTCCTGGATGATTAGCGGCGGTGTATCCACCTTGATCTCTCATACTGATGAAAGCATCTGGCTTTGTGTCTCTTGCGGCAGTTGCTTTCGCAGAATCGTTGATATCAATCATCAAACCATATGCCCTCGCCGCTCCATCAGTATATGAAGTATTTACATTTGCGACAGCAAGATCATTTGTCATATTAAGAGAAATTTTTGCTCCTGCGGCAACTGTTGTTACTACTGAATTAGAACCAGAAAGATTAGCATCTATTTTAGCTCCGTAGATATTAACAACTGAATTAGCATCGCCTGTTCTGTGATCATGCGTTGTTTGTGCATTTAATGCAGAAACATCACCTGCAGTTGTACCAAGAGCAGTTGAAATAGTTGTAGAAACGAATGATCTACCAGTGGCGTCACCCGAATTAGTGGAATGATTTAGGTTTCCAAAAAGATTGAAAACACTAACCTTTTTATTTACAGGACTCCCTGCAGGATCGTCTACTATATGAACAATATCAGCAGATGCTATTCCAGTAGAAAGATCGGACAGATCCGTCATTTTTTTGTCAGCCATTGCTTTAACTCCTTAAAAGAAAGCGTGAAGTTGCTGGGACTCAGCCAAGACTGTGTGAATCTTTTGCTTCTTCAATTAATTGTTGTAAAACTACTTTACCACCGTGCAATCCACTTAATTCGTATTTCACGGCTTCTTCTCTATTATTTAGCTCTTGCTTCTGAAATGCAAGATTATTTAATTCTTCTTCCTGTTCTTCAAACATTTCTTCAATTTCAATCAATTTCTTTTGAAGAATAGAAATAAGAGACTCCTCTGTTGAAGGAGCCTCTTCTTCTTTATCTTCATCAATGTCAAGATCAGGAACATTATTACCAAATTCTTCATTATATTCTTTTTCCATTATAACCTTATTTCAATTATCAATTATTAAATTATATTATGCAAGTACTGTATGTGTAACTGCTGTCACATTCCCCATATCTTTGGATGCATTAGAGGGTGAAGCACCTTGATCTTTCAATGTACCACCAGCAAGAACAATGTCATTTGAACCGCCGATTGTCAGTACCTCACCTGCGGCAAGAGTTTGGCTTGCAACTTCAAAAACGAGTCTGTTTGTACCCGAACCTGAAACATATACACATGTATGATCTGAACTAGAATCATTGTCAACTTTGCAAGTTGGACTTCCTGTAACTGTTATAGCTTCATCCCATGTAATTTGAATCCTGACCCTCTGCGAACTTGAACCTGCTGTATGATCAGTGGCCGCCGTTGTTCCTGGATAAAATCTAAATGATGTAATAGTTGCAGTTTTAAGACCTGTTGTTGATGAAACACCAGCTAATCCACCGATTGCTACTAAAATTTCTGGATCAGCACTTGTATTGCCATTCCCTGTGGCCGCACCGTCTATCACCCATCCAGCATTAGTTGCATAACATTCTGCTTTATTATATTTTGAATCCTCATCTGCGGGCAAATATTTGGGTTTGTTATCATCATCCGCATGAGCAGTTCCCCATAAAGGCATAGTTTTCTCCTAATTAAAAATTATTACTCTCATTATTTAGTTAACAACAAAACCTTTTTTTTGCCGCTGTTCATTTGATTGAATATATTTTGAATAAACATCTACATGTGATTCAAATGTTTTGGGAGGATCAGTAGTATAAATACCTTGACCACCCTTATCTTTTCCTATAGCAGGAGTACCTTCGTCTCCTATAACACTATTTTCTTTTTCTGTCAATTCTTTGACACCAAATCCTACTATCATTTCAACAAATTCATCCATACCCATGTCTTGATCATCATAAAAAGATTGAACATCAGTTAAAGTAATTGTTGCTAATGCTCCTTCTTTATTTTCTAATCTCAATTTATCAGGTGTTTCTTCAATTTTATAAAATGAATAATCTTCTATATTTTTAATAGAAGTTCCCATTAAATAATGAATCATGTGTTCAAACACCCTATAAGGATCTCTATCATTGACAATGATATTTCCTTCTTTTACATCTTGACCAGGAGTGGCTTCCTTGTAATTGTCAGACAACTTATCAGTTCCCCATTCTCCTGCTCTTTCACTCTCCTTAGGCTCTATAGGTTTTTTCCTATTTTCTAGAACCTTTTCAAGTTTTAGTCTTGTTTTAGTAGCCATATCTCCCTTTTCTTGTGGTATAGAGGATTCATACATACCTTGATTGTCACCAAATTCTTCATAATCTTTTCTACTGAATCCCATTTTTTTAGCTAAATCTTCCCAAGCAGAAATTTTATGTTCTTTATCGGGACCCGCCGTTTCCTTTGCAATAGCCTTTGCTTGATTCATCAAATAAAGTTTATTGACCATTGGATTATTAGATATTCTTGTTTTAAAATCTTCTTCCAATTGAACACCTTCAATATACATGTTTAATTCATATGCTTTGTTGTCTAAATTTGCAACTTGAATTTGTACTGTTTTTCTTCCAGCACCTAATGAATAACGATTTGTCTTACCACTTGATGGTTTTCTTGGGCCAGTTGCGACTTTATCATCTATTTCTTTAGGATCTACAATAGCGCCTTTTGTTTTTGCATGATCAACTGCATGTTGCATTGCATCTGAAAAAGTTTTATGATAAAGTGTATAGCCACTTGCAGATTTTTTACCTGGAGCAACTAATTCATCAAGTTCTACTTCTTCAAATTTACGTCCCTTTAAAGCGGCATCTCTTTTTCTTGACAAAGCCCGCATCGCATCACGATCTTTTCCAGTAAGATACTTCATATGTTTTGTTCGACTATGAAGTTTATCAATTTCTTTATCAATTGCTTTTAAATCTTCTGTCATATCTCCTTCATGTTCAACTTCTTCACCATGTCGAGCATAATAAAGTCCAGCTTTATGTAAGGATCTATCAAGAGAAGGAGAAATTCCTTTATACTGTTTCATCATTCCTGGAAAAGATTTAGCAATCATACCCAAAACAACATCTCGTGGTTCTGTATCAGTATCTATATCTTTAGCAGAAGGCATTTTTCCTTGAGCGGCCATTAGTGCAATCTTTTCATAATATTGTTTATCGATACTACTTCGATGTTTTTTTGCATAATCGCCTAACTCTTGAGAAAAATCACGTAATTGTCTTTTCATTGCTTCATCAAGCGTATCTTCTCCCACAACATCAGGTGTTTTTCCTTTATAATAAACATTTCCTTTTAAAGCCTTGTGTGCTTTTTTCACATGTTTTTTATGAACACTAACTTTTCCATCTTTGAAGTTTCCTTTTACTCCTACATCATCTAAAGCCATTTTTACTTGTAACCCAGTACCCTCTTCCACTTCTGTTTCTTCATGGCGTGGTGGTCTTTTTGGTCCCTTTTGTTTAAAAAGACTTCCAAATTTTTTACCAGGCTTTAATTTTTTAACTTTTCCGCCACCAGCTTTAAACTTTTTAATTTCATCTTCATAATCTGATGGAGCTTCATCAACCATAGAATTATCATTATACAAAAAAGGCATTGCTTTTGCGTAGGTATGTGTGGGTTTAGCCTTCTTTTGTACTCCACTTTCTTTGCTTTTTTTAGTACCGGGTTTAGTAATTCCCAATTTAACTCTTTGATTATGAATATTAAGTGCCGTTCTTTTTATTGCACTCATTTCATCTACTTCAGTATCTTCTTGTGTCTTAATATATTTGTTAAAAAATTTAGAACTTTGTTTTCGTCTTTTAGCATGATCTGCCGCCGCTTCCTTATCACCTCTATCTGCTACTCTTTGTCTACCCGCCATTGAGGCTTTTTTAGTTGCACCCTGCCATGCTCTTCTCATCAATTCTGGAGATAATTCGTTTATTTCAGCATCTTCCTTTTTATATTTTTCAATATCGTCTTTTGTTTTTTGTAATTTTTTATTATATTTTTTAACTTTGTCTGCAAATGAAAATCCGAGAGATATCTTTTTCTTATCTTTTTCTCCTTCATCGAGTTTTGGTTCATCGTGTTCTGCTTCTTCTCCCTTACTATAACCAGACTGACCCCAACGACTTTTATTTTTTTGTCCAAAAGCAAATTTTTCTCTACCGTATTTTTTCTTATGTGCTTTTTTCTTTTCGTCTTCTCGACTTTTATCCATATAAGTACTTGCTTCTTCAACTCCTTTATGAAGTTCAACTTTTTCTTTACTTCCTGATAATTTTATAGGCTTTTCAGTTTTTGTTTTTTTCTGTGCTTTAATTGATTTACCAATAGCTTTTCTTTTTTTCGCTAGATACTTATCAGCTTTATCTTTATCTCCGTCATTATCAATATCTCCGTCTTCTTTTCCAACAGGATCTAATTTTGGTTTTTCTTCACCATTACCATTTGCTTTTGCTTCACCATTACTGTCTGGTTTATCTGCTTTAGCTTCACCTTCTTTTGCCTTTGTTTTGGCATCTTTTTCTCGTTTCTTTTTGTCATCAGGATTATCACCTTTAGCATAATGATGATGATGAACATCACCTTGCTCTTTTATTTTCAAAAATTCTTTATATACTGCTTCGTCTTCGGGTTCTGTAAAAGGACCTGGAGCTAAAGTTTTCCAATCTTCGTGAAGTGTTTTAAAATCCATGTTTATCCCTCATCTTTACGTTGAAGATATTTTCTTTCTATTGGTGATGCTACTCTGGTCTGAACTTGTTTTTTATCTTTATGATCTCTAAAAGCTCTTTTTGCTTTCATTTTTTCTGAAGCAACAGACCCTTTTTTTACATATCTACCTTGAGGAGTATCTACAACTACATCTCCTTCACTAAAGGCTAACCATTTTTTGAATGCATGATTTGTATCCATTTCTTCCTTTGTTCTATGCTCCGAGTTAACTTGAGTCCATAAATCTTGATCTGCAATTAATCTAGTTTTACCACCAGTTAAAAACGAATTAACTCTTGATTCTGCCCATTGTTGGGGAGTAGTTCCTGGTCTATGACTTGCGTTCCATGCACTAATTCCTCGAGTGTATACTTTTTGTAAAATTTTAACTGGAACACCAGACTGTTCTGCTTTTAATTTTAATTTACCCGTTACAACAGATTCATCAGTTCCATATCCTGGATGACTTGGTTTCTTCATCTGTTTTTTATAAGACTTTACTGATTTTGCAACCCAACCACTTTTCTTGGAGGCAGGATGTAATACATCACCAGATTTATGCTTAATTTCTTCTCCTACCTGTGATACTTCAACTTCTTCATTTTTCCATATGCTTTTGTGTCCTACCTGTGCAACAGTTAGTTTTTTGTGATCACCCGTTTGCATAAGTTTCTGTTGTTCTCGTTCTGCTTTAGCGCCAGAACTGTGAATACTGATTATTTTTCCTTTATCATCGGTAATTTTATGTTTACCTTTTTTCCATCCTTCTTCTACTGATTCTTCAGGTAATCCGTGTTTATTATGTTGCGCCCAAGCAAATGCATATGCTTTTTCTGTACCTACTTTTTTCTTTAACGCCTTTACTTGTTTTTCTCTTCCTGGAGGAGCATCCTCTTCCAATCCTCTTTTCTTCATCTCTTTATCAATACGTTTAATCATAAATTGTGAAGAAGGCATATCAGTTTTTCCACTAGTACGTAGTTGCTTCATCTTTGCTCTAAGATGATCATCAGGTTGTTTTTCTATTTTTGCTTCGTCTACTTCAAATTCTTCTTTTGCTTTTATCATTCCTTTAACAAATTTTACAGCTTGAGCCCTTCGTTTCCGTCTAATAATAGGATCTCTCTTACCAAAACCCGTGCCCGAGCGGTCAAGTGAAGTTGGTTGGGCAGGTTCTCTTCCTTGTACTTCTGCTTTCCTTGCGGCTTTATAAAGCAATTCTTTAGACATTTCATCTACCTTAACTTTTTCTTTGGGAAACATCCAATCTGGAGTTCTATCTATTATTTTTGCGCCCATTGATTTTTCTCTTTTCGCTTGTGTATCCTTTACTTTTTTCATTATTTTAGCTAAGTGTGCTTTCTTTGCCGCAGGAGTTGCAGGATATTCTGCACCTTCTTTAATTTTATGTGCGGGCACCTTTTCTGATCTTGCAAGTCCTGGAATAGAAACAACATAAAAAGGAGAATGAGGACCCTGATCATCATAACGAACTACTTTTCCTGTGACCATTCCCTTACCTTTTGCTGGATGAGCAACTTTTACTTTTGTTCCGGGTCTAAGTGCCGATTCTTTTATAGTGTCAATTTTCATTGCTTTCCTAATTTCGTTATACATAGATTTTGTATCTTTAGCAGTTAATTTCGTTCCTTTTTTAAAATTATCTAAATCTCCAGAAACTGCAAATTCCCTTAATTTCGATGCAGACATTCCAGCAACACCCTCAGCATCAGGATCACGATCTCCTGAACTTACAAAATCGATATCTATAAAATCATAAAATCCATGTTTTTTCTTTTTTCCATTATATTCCGATATCCATTTTGAAAATTTAGCTAATCTATCACTCCCAACTACGAATACAAGTCTTTTAAATCCATCAGAATATAAATCAGATAATGATTCAAAAACTGTAGGTTTAATATCTATATTGATATTTTGACCTATCGTTTTTTCAACATAAACAACTTTTCTATCTGGACCCAAAGGATCCTTTTTAGCATTCTGAGTAGGAGACAAAAAAATGAAAGGCTCTGCTTTATGTTTTCTCGCCTCTGCTTCAATCTTTTTCGCAAGTTTAACATGACCTATTGAAGGAGGATTCATTCTCCCGAAAGTCACAACTGCTGTCTTTTCTTGCTTTGTTTCTGCTAAAAAATTTTTATAAATCTTCATAGAATTATTTATTCAAATGAAGATGGCACTTCTACTAATTTTTTATCATCATCAATATAAAATTCTATTCCATCATGCACAACCGTAGTATGTGTGTCCCTAAAGGCTTGTTCTGCTACTTTACTTTTATCTTTTTTGCCTTTTTTAACAGTCTGTAATATTTTTTGATATACAACCTTATCGCCCATGATGAGACCAAGCATTTTATCGAAAATTCTTATAATCATCATTCTTTGTTTTGGATTTGGTTTTTTATCATCTTCTAAATCTTTCATTGTTTTAAGAAACAATGCATATTCATCTTTGGCTATTAAACCTTCTCTCGCCAATCTTTTTAATCGTGCATCGACATCTTCTGTCAATGCTATTTTTATATAAGATTCGCCTAATTTGTCTAAAAGACCTTGTTCTGCTATTTGCATTAACGACTCCCAAATGTTTTTGGTGCTAAGAAATTTTGTCTAGAAAACTCTAGTCTATCTACTAATTTTACCGCTCCATCATCTAATGTAACTGCAACAAATCCTTCTGGATTTGTAATCTCAAAACCCTTATCGGTTTGTATAAACGTTTTTGTCAAAGGTTGAATATCTTGTAATTTTTTAATTACTATCATTTTAGCGGCTATAAGAATGTTTTGCATTTGAAACATGTTTTTCAAAGCAGTCTTATTCTCAGTAAAAAATTTTAAAATATCTTCATTTTTTTTACGTCTATTTTCTTTACCTTTTACCGACTTTAATTTATCAACCTCTTTATCTAATTTGTCTTGTAAGTATTTAATCAAACCAACAACATGACTATTAACATTTCCAATGGGCATACCCTGTCTTATTTTAAAATTAGCAAATGCTTTAATCTGTGTATTTAAGTATTTATCATCTTTTATACCGTCTAACAGTTTTTTATTAAGAGTTCTAAATACTCTACCCGCCATCGAAAGTACGTTAAAATATTTTTCAGTTTCTACTTGAGTAAAAGATGCTATTCCGTCCATTTTTTCATATTCAGCATCTTTAAACCATACATCTGATGTTTGTTTAAAGTTATTGACATTTACATCAAATGTAGCATCCATCTGATTTACTGCTTCACCAGTATATTTTGTATGCCAAACGATTCCTAATTTTGAAGCATTTATTTTTCTTCCCAGTTCGCTTCTTAATTTAATCGCATATGTTATAGTATTTGGTGTAAAAACAACATGCGATTCTCCGTCTATATTTTGTAGCGTTTTAGCTTTCTGTGGGCTATATAACAAATCTCCTTGATAAACACCATCCATTCCAATATCTTTAAGATATTTTAATGAATCCTTTAATACATCTTGTAAACCCGATGCCTCATGATTATTTTCAATATCTTCATCTGAAAAATTTAATTTAGGTATTTTTGAAAAGGCACCATGTTTAGTTGCTACAAAAAACTTTTCAGTCTCAGGATCTATTCCAGCTACAATTGCTGGCGCTCCATCCCATTTAGTTGTTATTGTAATTTTTTTAGAAGAAGAACCCTTTAAAGTTGAACCCAATGAGCTTAAATATGTGATTGCCTTTTTCACACCATCGAAACCACCATTTAAAACTTCATCTTCTATATGCTCAAGGTGCTTATTAGCACCCTGAGATTCTAGCAAAAAATCCTTAAAATCGATCATTTTCCTCTAAGTACTGTAATATAAACATAAATAGTCATTAACTATTTATTATATTATCTAATTAAAGGCTAGTTGATTATAACGTTTTTGTTTTGGGAGTTCGTTCCACAAATTTGCATTACTGGGAAATTCTGCATCACAAATTTGAACTAATTTGGGGTTGGTATGAAGAAGTTTTGTTAATAATATTTTAGTTCTTGTAGTTCCTGTGAAGTTTATCATTACACATATCCATTCAGGTTGACCGTAATATTGACGAAACTCCCTTCTTAATCGTACATCGGGTCTACCATCAAAGCGAAATAACGTATAAAGAACTAAATTAGGATCAAATGTGTCTGAAGATGGTGTTTCAGCTATTGGTTTAGGTACTAATCCTGGTTCAATAATTGTTTCAGTCATTTTAACTTGTACTTTTTGTTCAGAACACCCCTCAAGACACTCACCAGTTTTAACATCCTGAGGACATCCTCGTGGATCATGACATTCTTGAACCGTTTTTACTCCTTCTGTAACAACTTTTTTGCTTTCCCATTCGGGTTTTATCCCACTAGGTTCTTCTGCTTTAATACTCGTCACAGATGCAAGTTCATTTTTTACTATAGGATTATAGGGTTTTAGTTTTGTTTCTTGAGTTTCTTGACTGACTACAATCATTTTTTGACCACCAATCGTAAGAATAGTACCAAATGGTAGTCCTATTTTATCACCAGCTACAGCATAATTTTTTGGGGCACATCCACCCAAAAATATTGTTAATATAACTGCAATTATCATAATATACTTATACATATCACCTCATTTATTTGAGATTAACAAAAAGAGCTTCTAACTCAACCATTACACTACTATTATATCAAAATTAGAAACTATGTCAAGCTAATTAAAGGAAAATTCTGAAAAATCTTTCTTTTTTTTCAGTCTATTATTAGTTCCGACATCAAATACTGGAGGATCATCATCTTTATCTTTTTTGTTCCAAGGTCCCTTCGGTTGTCGTTTCTTTTGTGCAGACCTTGCGACTAAATCATCTTGTGCGGATTCTTCAAGATCATATAATTTCATTTTTGCTCTATCAATTCCGATCACAAATCTTTTATATTTACCAGGATCACTATAACGATTTTTCAATTGTTTAATTAAAATTTGATCAAGTTCTTCTAATTCTTCTGTGCTAATCAAAGCAAACATAAAATCCGCAGTTGCAGGCAATCCAAATGATTCAGAGGTGTCTTCAAGTCCAAAATCTGTATTTGTAAATCCCGATCTAGTTGTTTGAGTAGCAGAAACAATAGGAAGATTGTGTTCAACTGCTAGACCACGTACTTCTTCTGCTATTGATTTAATATAATTATAAGAATTTACAGTATTACCATATTTCAATCTAGATGAAGCCATAATATTTAAATAATCTACAAATATAATTTCAGGTACAAATTTTCTTTTTAATTTTAATTCATTTAATAAATTTCTAAAATGATTCACATTTGCAGAAGCGGGAGGATATTCTTTAACTATCAATCTACCCGATGTTGATTTTTTAACCTTTTTTATTTTTTTCTCAAACATATCTTTGGGGATATCATGTAAATCATCTATTGTAATGTTCATCAAATTTGCATCAATTCTTTCTGCTATTTTTTCTTCGGCCATTTCAAGGGTGATATATAAAACATTTAATCCTTGAGATATTGAGGATGCCGCATGATGACACATGAATAATGATTTTCCAACACCCGTACCAGCAAGTCCGACATTCAAAGTTTTTTTAGATAAACCCCCCTTAGTTATTTTATTAAAATAATCTAGATCAAAGGGTATCTTTTCTTCAACTTTATGATAAAATTCGAACCGTTCATTCGAATCTTCAATGTAATCATGACCTATGTTAGGATCAAAAGAAACAGAAAGAGCATCAGATAAAATTTCTGGTATAGCACCCTTGTCTTTTTGTGTTTCTTTTTGATTGTCAATAATGCTTATTGATTCAAGTACTGCATTATAAATTGCTTTATCTTGACAAAATCTTTCAGTAGTTTCAAGCAACCAATCGGTTTCTGTATTTTCTTTATTATCAAAATATTCTGAAACTTTATTAGAAACATCACTAAATTGTTCTTCAGAAAGTTTCGAATTGTTTCCAATTTCTATAATTAAGGCTTCTTTGGTGGGAAGAACATTAAAACCGTTTACATAGTTTTCTATTTCTTCAAAAAGAAATTGATCATTATGATCCGTAAAATATTCTTTTTTTAAATATGGAAGAGATTTTCTGGTATATTCATCATTGAATATCAGATTCTTCAGTATCGTGTCCTCTATCCTCGTCATTTTCGTTTGTATTTAAATCTATGTTTTCTTGAATTACTTCTATTAAAATGTCGCCTATTAATTTTTCAAATTCTACACCCTCAATATCAGAATATTTTTTATCTCTGATTTCTCCAGGTATTTCAAGTATATCATATTCGAACCGATATTTCAACTCTTCTTCTTCTGCATCTGGTTCTATTAATCCAAATCGATTATACTTATAAACTACATCTTTAAATTTACCGTTAGTGATAGCAAAAGCGAATTGATCATCCTCTTCATTCTGAGGATTCTTCACCATCTTGTACCACTTCTTCATTTCCTTTTGTTGTTCCATATAGAAATTTCTCCTGACAATATTCGTCAATTTTTTTCATAATATCTTCAGTAAAATGTTTTTCTGGATTAGTCATAATTTGCTTACCAAACAATTTTGTTCCATCAGGTAATTCAAAACGTGTAGAAACTTTTTTAAACAATTCTGCTTCTTCAGCAAGTTCCAACATACCATGCCAACGATCCAATCCTTTATTATAAGTCACTAATGCATCAACCATTTTATTTTCTACTGTCAATCTAGACTTATGATTTTTGCAATGAATAATATTACCGATAACTTCTGTGCCGTCTTTCTCTTTACGTTTTGAAAGAAACACAATATTACTTGAAGCATAATAAAGACCCGTACCTCCACCCATAACTTGTTGTGGAAACATCACACCGACTTGACTATAAGTATGATTTGTAACTAATACAGGAACTTTTGCTTTACCTGCTTTAAGTGTTAATACTCTAAACGCACCTTTTACAAGTGCGGCTCTTGTCATATCTTTAGTCTCTTTTCCTTCAGCAATATCCCCCACTTCTTTTGAAGTAGATAACATACCAAGACTGTCGAGACATATCATTAGTGGTTGATGATCTTCACTTTCAAGATGTTTATCAAGAATTTTCGTAACTTGATGAGCAAATTCTTGTATTGTAGCAACTGGTAAAATTACCATACGAGTAGTATCTATTTCTCGTTGCTCTATCATCTGTTTAGTTATAGCAGATTCAGACTCAAAATAAAGAACGCCACCAGTAGGATTGTCCTCCAAAAATTGTTTAACAATACCCAGTACAAAGAATGTTTTCCCAGTTGCACTTTCTCCAGCAAATGCTGTAATTTTGTTTGAGGCCAAACCTCCATAAATGGAGCCACTAAGTAAAGCATTAAAAGCATAACTGCCAGTATCAATGAAAGATTCGACATCCCCTGCTTCAATACCATCTGAAACCAATCCAGCGTATTCATTACCTGTCTCCTTAATCATTTCTTTTAAAAAACTCATTATATCTCCTTAAATAAAAAAATCTTCAAGCGTACTTCTCTTTTCATGTTCCCAACCAACACATTTTAATATAGTCTTTAATGGTTCCAAAAAAGACTTTTCAAATTGCATATTATAATTTATATATTCGTGCAATCCAAACTCTGAAGGCAATACTGTTCCCATACTAATTACAGTATCCCCCACAGGATTCGGTTCTTTGAGATAAGAAAATTTAATCTTTTCCCCCTCTTGAATAATTTGATACTTCTTTGCAAGTTTATGTTCTTTTAATAACTTATTATGTATAATCGTTCCTTTCACATGTATAGGTGTACCCTTCTTATACAATAATACACTATCACTATATTTGTCAATACCCTTAACTGATCTTGGAAATGCAATATCTTCTGGAGGAAGTGTTTGAAACGATTCTTTAAACTCTTCAATAAATTTCTGCATTTGATCCTCGGTTCCATTCATGAGAATATCAAAAGATTGTTTTAATTTATCCCTACAAACCGCTGGAGTTGAAGATTTAACAGATTCTAATCCCATTACTTTTAATTTGGGTTTAGCATACTGTACTCCTTCGCTATTATGAACATTCATAATATAATGCTTCTTACCAGTCCAAACTGCCTTGTCTGCAAGAACTTCTCTGGACATATTCATTTTTTGTTCAAATGAATTCATATATACATGCAATCTATTAAATGACTTGTTTATACATTCTTGTATTTTTGTCTCACATACTTTATCTAAAAATTTAATAATTTTTTCTTTATCGTTTGTATCAGTAAAAACAGATTTAACTAAGTCATCTAAACGTATATAAATCGAATCAGTATCAGCGGCTACAATATAATCTTTATCTTCGGTTTTAAGAATTTTATTCAAATATTGATTAACATCATTTTCAACCCATCTAATTGAAAGTTGACCGCCAGTAGTAATAGCCGTTGCTTGTCTTTCATCATAAAATCTAAAATATTGATTACCTAAAGCACCGTAAGCAGAATTAAGTTGAATCTTTCTTGCCATCTGCATATTATTTAATCTTGAAACCTCTTTAATAAGTCGTAATCTATCCAATCCATCGGTTTCTGTTTCTAATTCTTGTTGTGCCTTGAGCATATCTTTTTTAAACTTTTTTCGTTCTGCATACATTCTTTCCATCATTTCTGGAAGAAATCCTTGATGCTCATTTGAAAAATGAAACCCATTAGCTCCTATACAGATATCTTCAGTTTTAGCATAATCAGTACTAACTTCTTCGTTTAAAAGATTTTCAACTGATAATGATTTTTGAGGAAACTTTGTAAGTAATGTTTCTGGAGAAATATTATATTGCATAATTAAATGTGGATATAAACTATCTAAATCAAAACTAGCAACCCACTCATACATTCCAGGAATAGGTTCTTTAACATAAGCGCCTATATAAGGTCTATCTTTTATTGAGTCTTTCTTAGGAGGAAGTTGTATACCTTTATTTCTTAATTCATTATAAATTAAAGTATCCCACATTCTAACTTGTGTATAAACATCTGTATAATTTACTTTGGCATCATATGCTAATACAATAGCCATTTCAATTAATTTCATTTTATCATCTAATTTATTAACAAGCTCAACATCTTTTACATTATACTCTATAAATTTCTGATAATCTTCTTTCCAAAGAGTATGTAATGAACCATATTCAGAATAATCTAATTTTCTTTCACCCAATTCAACATGAGCAATGTGATCTAATCTATAAGATTCTTGATTCGTATAAGTAAATTTTCGAAATAAATCTAAATAATCAAGAGTTGCAACACCCATAATCTCATATGCTTGTTGCTGTTTTGCTCCCCCGAAACCCATCACAGTTCTCTCACTTACAAACTGCCAAGGCGATAAATCATAATAAAATGATTCGTCAAATAACAAATTCATTCTATTTACAAGATATGGTATATCAAAAAACTTAATATTCCAACCAGTAACAATGTCTATATCTTGCTTGGACCACAATGATATAAATTCTTGAAGTAAATGTAATTCATTTTCACATTCAAAATATTCAACATCATTCCTATGAACTTTATATTCACCACATCCAAAAACATAATATTTTCCATTTAAAGAAATAGTTATTGCAGTAACAGGTTCAGGAGCAGTTTCAGGATTAGGAAACCCATTTTCCGAACCAGTTTCTATATCAATATTCGCAACTGTTATTTTGCTTAAATCGTAGTTTATTTGATCGGGAAAATTATCTGCAATAAAGGTATAATGATAATTTGTATTTCCATAAATTTTAAAATTATCTACACCTTCATATTTTTTTATAAAATCTCTTGTTTGTCTAATATTACCACATTCAACAGGGGCAAGACATGTTCCTTCAAGAGTTCTATATTCGGTGGGTTCTGGTGAGTTGATGAATAGAGTTGGATTATAATCCAACTTTTTTTTGAAATGAATGCCGTTAGAATCTATTCCTCTATAATAGATTTTACCGCCCCAATTTTGTACATTTGTATAAAAGGTCATTTAGTGAATTTATTATGCCAAGATTTATCGTAATTACTATCTAATTTATCTAAATTAGTATAACACAATATAATATGATTGTCAATCCACGCTTTTTTATGAACAAATAAATGAAGCACAAATAATAATTGTAAGTAACACTTCCAGTAAAATGCTTTTACGGCTTCCATGGGAGATATTTGCCCTTTGTGTTTTTATTAATTATTATAGAACTTTTACGATTTGTTCCATCAGCTTTATAAGAACAATGAACCCAACCACTATTGGGATCACCTTTTGGATCAAAATATTCTAAAATGAGTTGGTCATAATCAAGATTATTATAAACCCATTTTGCTAAATCATAATTAGACACACCATTAATTTCAAAATCCGCGGCCTCACCTTTTGCATGTTGAGATTTTGCGGAACTTCCTACTGCTAAACACAATTTAACTGATCTATATCCAGAATTAATTCTCACAGATTTTCCAAAATGATCTCTGACGGGTTGCAAAATGTTATTGCATACATTTGTAAGATTTATTGCTTCTTTTAAACCTGGAGTATTGTCTATATTTTTTCTAATAGCGGTATCAGAAAAAGTCATTTCTTTAAATGAAAAATTTTTGGTGAGTTTCATCGTATTGAATCCTAAAAAAAAGGAGGCCATGAAATGGCCCCCTTATCTGTGTTAAGTTGTTATTTTTTTACACAACTTTGTGATCAACCACTTTCACGCCATCATCTATATCAATTTTACGAGGTCTTTTTTCCTCAGGAATAATCCGTTCAAGCTGAACTTTAAGCAAGCCATTGAACAAATCTGCACCCTTTACAATGACATCATCAGCAAGATTAAATCTTCGGGAAAAGACTCGCTTGGCGATTCCATGATGTAAATAACCTTCATCATTTTGATTTTCTTTTGGAACTGTTTTTATAGTAAGTGTTCCGTCTGTAAGTTCTATGTCTAGGTCGTCTTTAACAAATCCCGCAAGGGCAAGTTCGATCACATAATCCGTGTCGGTCACTTTGCGAATATTATAAGGAGGATATCCTTGTGAACTATTCGCTAAAAAAGCATCATCAAATAGACGATTAAAAAAAGAATCAAACCCTACTGATGTTGAAAGTGAGCGGTTGAATTCTTCGATAGTTTTTGGTACTAGATACATATTATCTCCTTTTATAGGCAGATTATTAATTAATCCTCTGCAATAAAGCCAGAGGGATGTTGCTGATTGCAACAAATGAGAGTTTCATTTTTCACTCCCATAAGAACTATTATACACTTATATATATGTTTTGTCAAGGGTTGATAAATATACTTTTTCCATTTCTGGTTGTTTATCATATTTAAATTCATCATATTTTCCATCTTTTTCAACCCAAAAATAAAAAGAATATAATGATCTATTTTTTAATGGAGTAATTCTACCATGTGAATTTTTACCTTCATAGTAAATACTGTCTCCCTTTCCAGTTATAAAATCATCTTCTAAAATATATATTTTCCATGGTTCACCATAATGACAATGTGTTACAGCAATTTCGCATGATTCTCTGTCTGTATGGAAATTTAATTTACTTTCTTCAAAATACATTCTTGTAAAACAAAAAGAAGGTATTATTTCTTTATTTAAAATTTTTGAAATACAAGAAGTAATTTTTAAATGAGTGTTTATTGTTAAATAATCTCCATAAAAATCATATCCTATATACCCGTCTTTTTTAATTGGAAAATTTTTTAAAGATGATGTTGCACTTTTAGCATGTTTAATTTTATGAGAAAAGTAAGTATAAAATAAATCATCATCTATAAATTCCTTCAAATCAATAATCATTGTCCAGTAGATCCAAATCCGCCACTTCTATTCGTTTTTTGTTTCGGCCGTTTATTTAAAAGTTTAATCTGAAAATCTTCTACTTTACGTACTTCTGCTTGTGCAATTCTATCACCATGATCAATTTGAATAGGAGTATGTGAAACATTTATCATAATACAATTACATTCTTCTACATAATCTTCATCAACAATCCCCACATTATTTGCAGTAATTAGCCCCTTTTTCAATGCATTACCAGAACGAGGATGAACTTTAACATAATATCCTACAGGAATATCAAAAATTATTCCTGTAGGTATTAAATATCTCCAATGCGGTAACATAGATAGAGAGTTATTTTTTATGAGAATTTCTTTTTTATGATTGAAATGATTATATGCAAGTACTTTTGTATGTGATTTAAGATATGCTTTCAAGTCAAAACATGCTGACTTTTCAGTTGCTAATGATGGTACTTCAACATCATCATATAAACAGAAAATTCCTAAAGTTTCTTGCAATTCAAGGGCATCATTCATTACTTACGTATCCAGTCTAAATAATAAAATATTGATTTATAAAGTTTATTATAAAATGTCTTTTGAGACATCCACTTAATACTATCTAAATCTATTAGATTTATTTGTTTATTTTCATAATAAATATTTTCTGGTTTTAAATCATTGTGCATAAAAATTTTATCATCAGAAAATTTTTTTGAAAAATCTATAAAATTAGAAATAAGTTTGAAGTATAACTTTATTAAATCAAATCTAGGTTCTTTGCATTCTATAATGTTATATTCTTGACTAATATATGGCATTTTATATTCATAGTATGTTTTGCAAGAATAATATTGTATAGGAGCTTTTATACATTTATATTTTTTATTAAATCTTAAAATATCATCCCAATCAGGCATACTATTAAGAGACTGATTTTTACAAGAAACTTTTTTTATTATATTATAATCATCACTATAAATTGTGCGTTGAGTATCATCATATTCATGATGTTTTATAATTTTAAAACCTGTTTTATCAAACACTAAGATTTTTTGCCAATATTATACTTCGGAGTTAAAGTCCACTCTTCTTTCTCGGAAAAAGAAAGTATTTTTAATTGATTTAAGGGTAAAGAAGGATCTTTTGTTTTTTCTGAATCTACTAATTTTACAAGATTCCATTCTTCTAAAAGATTTGATATTGTATTCCTTCTAGCAATATCTGTTTCTGAAAAATTATAAGGCTTACCATCAAGAGCAAATAGCTCTTTGAAATGCACTATATAATATTTACTTTGTTTGTGTAAAATGTGGCAAGACTGATAAAGAGTTTTTTCTTTTCTACTAGCAACACCAATACGAGTTAATGTTTCTTTTACTTTTAGAAAATCGTCACTCTCTTTTAGGGTAATTTCTACCATTTCACTAATGTCATACATTTGTGTTCCTTTCACCGCCCGTATCTAATTTTTCTTTTAATTGACTAATTTCTTCCATGGAATGCAAAGACAAAACTTCCCTTGCTCTTTGTACATTATATCCATAATAATCCATGATCACTTTGATGTTTTCGTCTTCCTCTGGTTTTAACCATTTCGGAAAACGTTTATTCCGTCTGATTGTATTTATTAAATAGTCAAATTGTAGTTTCTTATCAGTATTAGGACGAATATTCATTTCATTCGCATAAATGACTGTATCTATTGTATAAGATAGTCCTTTATTAACAATGAAAGGTAAATATTGTTTTTCAACCTGATGATCAACATCATCGATCATCAGGTTCTTTTTACCATAATTTATATCGTTTAAAAAATCAAAAGGAGTCATTTTTCTGGTACAATTGGTAATTGTGGTTTTTGTATCAATTGATACAATGCATCAGCATTGACAGGAAAAACCTTTAAAGGAACATCTACTTTCAAATATCTTCTTTTTCGTATAATAGTTAAAGTAATACTTTCTCCCACATTATATTTGGCTATTTCATCAGAAAATTGTACCTGACCATTAGTCATTATATCATTTATTGCAATAATAGTATCAAATTTTTTTACTCCTTTAGGATTTTCATCTGATCTTACAAATATTCCATAAGTATTTGGAAGAAAATTTTCTTTAAGTTTGGGAAACTCTTTTAATATTCTTTTTCTTGCTTTTTGATTAACCAGCTCCATAATCATAAGACCAATTGCTGGTCTATCAACCCTCCCAATAGATAGCATAGATGAAACAGATTTTTTTGCAATATCTCCTCTAATTGCTAATCCTATTCCCGCATTTTCAGAAATTTTAGAAACAATTAATGCATTAATACCCACAATTTCCCCATTCATATTCATAAGAGGACCACCAGAATTTCCTTTATTAATTGCAGAATCAGTTTGAATTGCTTTAATAAAAGGATGTCTTGCATATCTTTCAGTACTAGAAACAATTCCTTTAGTTACAGTCCACGCCATACCCATAGGATGTCCCAATGCAAATACATCAGTTCCTGATGATATGTTATCCGAATTTTTTGCAAATTCAAGATGTGGAATTGGTTCTTCCTTTTCTAGAACCTGAAGTATTGCTAAATCCGCAAGCGGATCCATACCTATAACATTTACATCATAATTAGACCAATCATTCTCATCATAGTAAAATAATTTTATATACTTTTGTTTGAAAATACAATGAAAATTTGTAAGAACATGTCCAATATCATCTATAACAACACCAGAACACAATCCTGATAGTTTTGGATTTGTTTCTGGATCGACATTAGGATTCGTAGACAGTAATACTACAGATTCTTTTACCCTTTCAATAACTGTTCCAAAATTAATATTTTCTGTAGCTGATATGTTAATCGGCACAAGTGAAAAAATAACAAAAAAACATATCAAGCCATAATACTTGATGTTTTTCATTTTTATCCTTGAAAAATTGTTTGAGGAGCCATATCAGATTCTTCCCGCTTTCGGTCTGGTGACTCTGGTGAATCTTCCACTTCCCCATTTGTTGTATTATCTGGTACCAATGGTACTGTTAAAATTCCTGAACTTCCTTCAGCAGTAAAAAATTTTGACAAGGTTTTTTCATCTCTAACACATTCAAATGCTTTATTCATAAAAAGAGTACCTATAAACTCTCCATCAAAAACTTTTTTACGATATTCTTCTACTTCAAATTCATTTCTAATTCTATCCATAACACAAAAACAATGTGTTATCATTTCTCTGGCAGATTCTAATCCAGGAGGAATACCATAAAGAGAAGGATGGCTTAATATTATCCATTTTACAGTTCCTTGATAACATGCGTTTGTTGTATCATATATTAATTGTGTTGTCCATTCTGTTAATACGATATTTGGATTAGGGTCTTTAAAAGTGTCTTCTGCTTTTAATACCGTTCCTACACCCACCAAAATAAAAAACAATCCAAACCAAAATAACAATTGTAGAAAAATATTTTTCATATTATTCCTTAACTAAATTGACATTCCACCATTATCTCTACAAGACATGCGACTAAATTTAATTCATGATCTGCGGCAAATGCAGACTTATATTGTGAATCTGCTAAAATTAATACTAATTGAGGTATTGAAGTTACTTGTATATATTTTTCTGCAACATCATATATTTTTCTATAAATTTTTTGTGGATCATTGTCTAAATTATCAACAACCCATTTTCGTACCTCATTAAATTTTTTGTTTTTCATATGATTCATAAGTTCAGACAAATCCATATCAGAGATTTGGGATAGTATACCTGAATCTATGCTTTCATATTTAGAATATTTTTGGAGTTCGTTTAATACTCGGCGATAATCGGGAAAGTGTTTAAACAACACTTCAGCGACCACTTTCTTATCATAATCTACTTTTTCTTGATCTAGGATAGTATAAAGTCTTTTTCCGAAATTCGATCCAACATTTAACTTCTCTTCTTTATTTATACGAAAATCAATTGTTTGACATCTAGAATGAAGAGGCTCAATAATTCGATTAATATAATTACATGTCATTATAAATGAACAATGTTTTTCGAATTCTTCAATAAAAGACCTTAAGGCGGGTTGGGTAGATTGGGGATTTAAATAATCTGCTTCATCAAGTATAACAACTTTTCTTTTACCATCAAAACTGACAGTTGATGCATACCCTCTAATTTTAGTGCGTAAAACATCAATACCAGATTCTTCAGAACCATTTATCATAAGAAAATCACACCCCACTTCATTACAAAGTGCTTTCGCAACGGTCGTTTTACCCATACCAGGACCGCCAGAAAGAATCATATTAGGAATACGACCTTCCGATGATATCTGTTGAAAAATTGATTTTATTCTATCAGGAAGTATACACTCATCAATTGTTTTAGGTCTATACTTTTCGACCCATAAAAAAGATTCTCCAAACATTTATTATCCATAATATACATATTAATCTTCAAATACAGAATTTGCTAATTCAATAGCAACAAAATATTCTATAACATCATCAGAACTAACAAATTTAGATAACCCCTTTTTCGATAAAGAGACACTATAATTTTTAGCCATCAATTTTGTAATATTTTCAAATTTGAAAACAAATTTGAAATTTTTATCAGTTTCACCTACTACTTGTTCAGAAGAAGTTTCATTAGTTTGCGAATCCAATGCAGAAATAGTTATATCAGCACCATTGCCTATAATACCTATTTCAGGAAGTGATAGAACACTAGCTTGTTTAATTGTAAAATCCAACGCATCAGAATTAAGAACAAAGTTAACATCTTCAGAAGGAAGTGAAATTTCTTTTCCTTCTGGTGGCCTTACAATAAGTTCAGGATCACAAACCCAATATTTAACATTTCTTTTATTTTTCTTGTCTTCGATAACAATATACTTGTCTTCAAATTCAACTTCAGGATATTCGAATAAAGAATAAGAACCGAGCATTTTTGTTATGTCATAAATACCAAAATTTGTTGGTATTTCTTCTATAATATTAGCTTTCGCTAAAATTGCTTTAGTGGGAGCAACTGTTCTGATTACTTTTCCCTGTTCAAAGAAAATACCACTATTGATATTAGCAAAATTTTTCAAAACAGAAACCGTTTGGTCACTTAATTTCATAATTTTTCTCTATTAATTGTTTAATTATTATTATACCATGCTTTATAATATATGTCAACTACTTCTTCTTTTTCTTCTTATCTCTTAAAGCCTTTCTTCTTTCTTGTCTAGTAGTTTTTACTTTCTCAAGATTTTCTATCTTTTGTACTTCTTCTGTTTCTTCAGTAATTTTTATTCTTGCTTCTCTTAATTTTTGAGATTGTTCTTGATGACTTTTTGCTAAAGGATTTGAAGAATCTATCCTTCCAAGATCAGCCATTGACCCGTCAAAAACATATGTTCCAATATGACCAAGTTTCATCCAAGGACACAAATGAATAGGAATGTCTATATGTCTTGCTAACTGACAAAACGCATAGTCTTCTGATAAATATCGATCAGATTTGTTTGATGAACCCATTGGCATATAGGCTTCATTATCAATAACTGTATCAAAATATGCATGAATATATCGATCACCTTTAAATTGTGCTGATCTATTGTGGTCTGGTTTATAATGAAATTGTGGATATGCTTCTCTCCATTTATCAAAAACATTCCTTTGAGCCATCATAAAACCAGTTCCAATTTCCAAAACTTCTACAGGTTTATTTATTTGAAGTTCTTTGGTTCCTTGTACAGGATTAAACACAAAATCACCCACAAATTTGGATAGTTCTTCTGGATCTTTATCTGCAACTCCCGAATCTACTGCTTGTACAATTTTTTCCCAAGCAATACATTTCTTACCATAAGGTCCACCAATAATAGGTTTATCATCATCACACAAAGCCGCAAGAGATAAAACATCTCTCGGATCAAAATGAATATCACTATCAATAAACATTAAATGTGTAAACCCCTCTGACCTTAAAAATTCATCAACTAAATAATTTCTTGCTCTGGTAATAAGAGACTCATTAAATATGTAAAAAAACCTACATTCTACTCCATAATTTGCACACAATGTTGCAAGATCAATAGCTGATTTTGCATACATTCCATGACATTGACCACCATACATTGGTGTTGCTACAAATAATTTTTTCTTTCTTAGTTCGTCAACTTTGATCTCAATCTGCATTATTTCTCCACGTGAAAATGATAAAAAAATAGAGGATAAGATTTTACTCTATATCCTCTATTATTTATACTGTCAAATAAAACGATTAAAAAGGAGTTTCAGGATCTTCACCTTCTTCTGCTACAGAAGTTTCTTCTGTAAGAGCTTGTTCTCCTTCTTCAGCAGGAGTTATTTCGTTAGGATTAACAACATCAGCATCAACTTTGCTATACAAATCAAGGAAAGCTGATTTTGTTTCTTCATCAAAACGATTAACACACATTTGAATTGATTTCATTTTATCTTTAAAAATAGCATACGCATTACAAATATGAACCAATCGGCGAGTTGCAATAATTTCATCAACACCACCATCATAAAATGTTTTACGAATAATATCTGCCCAATTTGTAAGTTTCTCAACAAATTCTGTATTTGCACAATCAAGAGAAGCAAGAACTGAATTGAGAATTTTTTTCTCAACTCCTACACTAGGATATTCCTGTTCCATAGTAATTGCAAATCTTTCAAGAAATGCTTCATTGAGAATATTTGTTCCAATAAATCGACCATCATCAGAACCTTTTCCTTTAGTATTTGCAGTAGCAAAAATATTAAAACCACGAATAGGACGAATCCATTGGTTTATCTTTTTAATAAAAATTCCTTTACCTTCAAGAACAGGTTGCAAACACATAATTTTATTTGATGCAAGGTCAACTTCATCAAGAAGCAAAATCGCACCACG